TTGGTGGCCCTGTGCACGAAGACTTCCCGACCTACAAAAGGGTCAGAACACGCGACCTATTGCCGTACGCCCGCAACGCCAGGACGCACAGCGATGAACAGGTCGCGCAGATCGCCGCGAGCATCCGCGAGTTCGGCTTCACGAACCCGGTCCTGACCGATGGCGCCAACGGCATCATCGCGGGCCACGGCCGCGTGCTCGCTGCGCGCAAGCTGGGCCTGACCGAGGTGCCGGTGATTGAGCTGGCGCACCTGACGCCGGCGCAGCGCAAGGCGTACATCCTCGCCGACAACAAGCTGGCGCTGAACGCCGGCTGGGACGCTGACCTGCTGCGGCTGGAATTGGCCGAGCTGCAGGATCTGGGCTTCGACCTCGGCCTGACCGGCTTCGATGCTGACGAGATCGCGGGGTTCCTCGCCGAGCCGACTACCGGCCTGACGGACCCCGACGACATCCCGCCCCTGCCCGAGACGCCGGTCAGCAAGGTCGGCGATGTCTGGATCCTCGGCCGCCACCGCCTGGCCTGCGGCGACTGCACCGATCCGGTGGTGGTGCAGCAGGTCCTCGGCGGCGTGCGCCCCCACCTGATGGTGACCGACCCGCCCTATGGCGTTGCCTACGACCCGGAGTGGCGCAACCGGGCGGGGGTCAGCACCACGCGCCGCACCGGCAAGGTCGAGAACGACGACCGCGCTGACTGGCGGGAGGCCTGGGCGCTGTTCCCCGGCGATGTCGCCTATGTCTGGCACGGCGCCCTGCACGCCACCACGGTGGCGGAGAGCCTGACCGCCTGCGGCTTCGACATCCGCGCGCAGATCATCTGGGCGAAGGACCGCCTGGTGCTCGGCCGCGGCCACTACCACTGGCAACACGAACCCGCCTGGTACGCCGTCCGTGGTCAGGGCCATTGGTCGGGTGACCGCAAGCAGACGACGCTGTGGCAGATCGCCGGGCGCAGTGAGGACGCTGAGACGGTGCACGGCACCCAAAAGCCGGTGGAATGCATGCGCCGCCCCATCGAGAACAACTCGTCCCCTGGCCAGGCGGTGTACGAGCCGTTCTCCGGTTCCGGCACCACCATCATCGCGGCGGAGATGACGGGTCGGGCCTGCCACGCCATCGAACTCTCCCCGGCCTATGTGGACGTGGCGGTCGCCCGCTGGGAGGCCTTCACGGGGCAGGAGGCTGTGCGGGAGGGCGATGGCGCCTCGTTCAGCGGCCTCGGCCCGCCACCCGCCAGCGGGGCGCCCAGCAGCCCCGGGGAGGCCAGCCATGCGCCGGTATGAACCCACCGGGGACCAGCGTCGCACGGTGAAGACCATGGCGGGGTTTGGCATTCCGCAGGAGGACATCGCGGGGTTCCTGGGCATCGACGACAAGACGCTGCGCAAGCACTTCCGCGATGAGCTGGATCGCGGGATCACCGAGGCGAATGCCAAGGTGGCGCAGTCGCTGTTCCAGATGGCGACGCAGGGCAAGAACGTCGCGGCGGCGATTTTCTGGATGAAGGCGCGGGCTGGCTGGCGCGAGAAGATCGAGGTCAAGCCGGTAGTCGATGACCCGACGCAGCTGACCGACGCCGAGTTGGAGGAGATCATCCGTCGCGGGAAGCATGAGCGCCGGCTTGTCATCGAGGTGGTCGACGAGCCCACGAGGGAGTCCTGATCGATGGAGGCGCAGGAGAGTGACACCGACTGGCTTAGCGACGAGCAGCGCCGCACGGTGCGCGCGATGGCAGGGTATGGCGCGCCGCGGTCATCGATCGCGGCCTACCTGCGGATCGACGTGCCACGGCTGAACGCGCTGCTGGGGGCGGAGCTGGACCAGGCGGAGGCGGATGCCAACACGAAGGTGGCGCAGGCGCTGTTCCAGATGGCGACGCGGCAGAACAACGTAGCGGCGGCGATCTTCTGGATGAAGGCCAGGGGTGGCTGGCGCGAGAAGCACGATGTCGAGGCGACGGTGAAGGGCGAGGTGCAGCAGCGGTACGTGATCAACGTGCAGCCGCGCATGTCGGAGAAGGAGTGGCTGGAGACCTACGCGCCGAAGGATCTCGGCTGACCCGCCCTGCATCGCATCTGTTCAACACCGAGCAACGACCGTTGGTCGGTGGTGAACGGGGGTGGGCGACCGTCCGCAGTTCGTGCCAGTTACGATTTGGAAGGCACATTCCTGTTTGATCACCCAGCCGGGATCAAATTGCATAGCAGAGTGAACAGGGATGCGATTACGGATTGCGACGTTGCTGCTCGGCCTGCTGACGGCCATCGTCGTTGCCAGCGCTGCCGCGACGACCTACGCATTCATCGCGCTGCGCCAAGATGCTCGGCTTGTTCAGGAGTTGCGCGTCGCGACGGTACTGCCGCTGCAAGCTCTCAAAGCATTGTCCGATGCATACGCGGTTTCGGTTGTCGATGCTGCGCACAAAGTAAGAAACGGCAATCTTACCTGGACCGAGGGCGCTACTGCTCTCATGGATGCCGCGCGCGCCATCGAAGAAAGCTGGTCGACCGTCGTCAATGGCCGCTTCGACGCGTCGGCCCAGCGCGCACTGGCCGATGCGGTGGATCGCAGGAATGCTGCCGAAGCGGTGGTCCGTGATCTGATCCAGATCGCTCGATCAGCTGACACGAGCGGGCTTGATGCTCTGGTCCGTCAGCGCCTTTATCAGGGAATCGACCCATTTACCGAAGCGGTCGGAGCGATGATCGACGCCGTGGTCGCGTCGGCCGATCGTCAAGTCTTGGTAGGAGCAGAGGCGATCGGCCGGGCGGTTGTCATTCTGGCAGTGCTCGGGCTGGTTGCGGTTCTAACAGCTATCGGAGCGGGCTGGCTCGTCGTCGCGCGCGTCACGAATCCAATCACGCTTCTAACCCGGACGATGGGGTCGCTGGCGCGCGGGGATCGCCAGAACTCGATCCCTGGCCTCGGGCGGACCGACGAACTCGGTGCCATGGCTGCCGCAGTCGACGTGTTTCGGCAGGCGGCCGACGAGAATTCACGGCTCCGTTCGCTGCAGGTCGACGCCGAAGCGGCCGCTGAGGCGACGCGCCGGAGCGCGCTTGAGACTATGGCTCGTCGCGTCGAAGAGGAGACGAGGGGCGTCGTCGATAGCGTTTTCGATCAGATGGCTGTCGTGACTGGAGCAGCCGGCGAGGTTGGGCAAGCCACGGCGCGCATCGGTACGGAAAGTGCAACGGTTGCCCGCGCTGCGCGTGACGCGCTCGACGCCACCGAAACCGTCGCCGCGGCGACCGATCAGCTATCTGCCTCCATCAACGAGATTGCGGCGCAAATCGGCGACGCTGCTCATGCTGCACGTACAGCAGTGAGCGGGGTGGACCATGGGACGCGCACAATCGCCAGCCTGCAGGAGGCAGTCGCCCGCATTGGTGAAGTCGCTGGGCTGATTGCCGCCATCGCTGGCCAGACTAACCTGCTGGCGCTGAATGCCACGATCGAGGCCGCCCGCGCCGGGGAAGCCGGCAAGGGTTTTGCTGTGGTGGCAGGTGAGGTGAAGGCTCTTGCGACACAGACGGCGCGGCGAACCGAGGAGATCACCCGGCAGATTGCGTTGATCACGACCGCCACGGCCGAGGCAGTTGCCGCCGTGCAAGGCATCGCGGGCAGTGTCAACGCTCTCGATACGATCGCCGGAGGAATCGCAGGGGCGATGGAACAACAGACGTTGGCTACCAGGGAGATCGCTCGCGCTGTGACCGGTGCCGCCAATGCGGTTCGCGATGTGGAGAACCGGATCGGCGGCGTCGCGCGCGAATCCGGTGGAAGCGCCGAGGCTTCGGATGCGATGTCGCGTGCCGCACAGGAGGCTCAAGCGTCAGTGTCCGACCTGCGCAGAATCCTCGTTCGCATCGTCCGCACGTCCACCACCGATGTCGACCGGCGCCGAGGAGAAAGAGTGGCTCTGCATCAGAGCGCCGAGCTGGAGCTGGACGGGCGCCCGTGGATCCGGGTTTCCGTGATCAACCTGTCGGAAGGTGGCGCGGCGATCGAGGCGGGCGATTTCGAAGCACGACCAGCTATGAAGGGCGCACTGAAACTCGGTTTCTGCAGCCTGCCAGTGCGAGTAGTGACCGTGGACGCGGGGCGCCTCCACTTGGCATTCGACTCAGTTTCGATCGAGGCCAGTTCGGTGATCGGCGATCTCATCGCCGCGGCCAGGCGGTCTGAGGCCGCTTGACTCTTGATGAGGAACTGCGTCGCGGAGCATCAATGCGACGCAATCGCGTGTCGCGTTGGTCGCTCGGGTGGTGCGCTGCGAAAGACGAGCGACCGTAGTGTGGGTCCAAAGTCCCTTGCCGCGCGGCGTAGGCACACGACGCTCGTTCAGCGCGCGCGCCAGCGCCGCATGGCCCACTATGCCCTGAGCGCCCAACTGCTCGACCTCCAAGGCCAATCGATGGGCCGCGCGCTCCGCGCGCTGCCTGCGCGCCCGAGCCGCCGCAGCGGCGTCCGGACCAGTGGCTGGTCGGTAGCCGCGGTCGCCGCCCAGCGCCTTCCCGCGCGCCTTAGCAGCAGCCAGTGCAGCCCTGGTCCGTTCGCTGATCAGCTCGCGCTCCTTCTGCGCCATGGCGGCGTAAATGCGCAGCATGAGGTCGTCCGCCCCCGGCATGTCCGCCGCGCGGATGGAGACGCCGTCCTCCAGCAACTGCGACAGGGTGTGGGCGCGGCGGGTGATGCGATCCAGCCGCGCGGCCACCAGCACGGCGCCAAGCTGCCTGCACCGCGCCAGCGCCGCCTGGAACCCAGGCCGGCGGTCGTCCTTCCCTGACGCGATGTCCGAATACTCCGCGACCAGCGTCCAGCCCTGCGCGGCGACGAAGGTGCGGATGCTGGCCTGCTGGGCCTCCAGGCCCAGCCCGCTGTTGCCCTGCTCGGCGGTCGAGACCCGGATGAGCCCGACCGCCA